TTAGTTTACCTCGTAGTCACCGATGTTGTTCTCTTCCGTTCTGGCTTCCCAGTACTCGCAGGTGTCCTCCGGGTCTGTCATGTCAGCGCAGTTCGGAGATTCACCGTTGAAGCAGATCCAGGTGTAGCCCTCGTGCCAGCGGCAGGTGCAGCAGGTTCTTTCATATTCCATGTTTTCACCACCAAAAGTCACAGAATCCCCGCACCGCATCTTCATCCACGAAAATTTCCATTACGAATACTTGTTCTCTGCCACAGCACTGGCACACTTTACCGGTAGTTCCGTATGGTTTCAAAATACATGGTACGGTAGGAATTCGTACTTGTCTGCCGTGGTTCAGTCCTTCGGACGGATATTCTTTTCCACAGAATTTGCAAACAGCCGTTTTCCCGACGCAAACGATCATACTATCATTTCCAGCTTCATAACCTCAAAATCTTCAAGGTTTGGGTGCCGTTTTTTGGCCGCGCGGCGTGCTTCCGTGTCGGCTTCTTCCTCGTTGTCCGCCTCGACTTCAAATTCTCCCAGACAAACCTCTCCGTAAGATTCGTAGGCTACAACCTCTGCTTTGTATTTCATTCTTCATCATCTCCTTTCGGCGGATCCGGCAGCGGCATCCAGTGTGAAACTCTGTGCCCCGCTGGATTCTCCGAAACGCAGCGTCCCAGATCGTCAAACCACGAATAGCCTTCCAGCGTGCCTTCCGTCTGATTCCCATCCTCGTAGTAAAGCCAAACCGTGTCACTTACTTTGGAAAAAGCCGGGTTATTGCCTCGTGGGCAAGGCGTGTGATGCTTTGGCGGAAGTTCCACCTTCACATCCCGCCACCACAGATTGCTTTGCGGTTTGATTGTCGGTTCCACGGAGAGCATTTTCTCCACCATCTCGACCACCTTTGCCCGGTCTTTTCCGCGCCCTTGCGCTCCCAGCAGGCAGCTTTTCATGGTGTTCAGCTTTAATCCAAAAGCAATTGAATTTATCATCCGCTGCTTCATTCTCCATTCTCCTTTCCAATGTCCTTGAACAGAACTTCCTCGTTTTTCTTCCAGTCATAGACTTTGCACGGAATATCCGTTCCCGGCACAGTCTTTTTCAGCCCGTCCATCTGCAGGACGTTCTGCGAAATAATTTGTGCAATCAGTGCAGCCCATCCAATATCCGGCGGAGACCCAAACATTTCCGTCCAATTTTCGGTGAACGTCAGATACAGATTAACTCTTGCGAGAAGCAAACTGTCACCCTGGTACTCATATCCATATATCGATCCGTACGCGCCGATCATAAGCATTTTTTGTTTGGACGGGTCCGTTTCATTTTTCCGAATCGCTTTCAACTTCCTGTCCAGAATGCCTACACGGTCTGAAATCGCAACGGGTTCTCCTGTAACCGGGTCGTATCTGCTTGTAAGGAACGGTGCCTCTCCGCAGGTGACTTCCAGGCACTTCGCAAATACAAATTGTTCCAGATTTCCCTTGTTTAACTCCCTCTCTGCGTGGTCTGCCATTTTGCTTGCCACCCACAGCGGAGTGAACACCTCGCCCTTTTCTTTTGTGCGGTTCTTTTGTTCATCCGGCTTTTTCCACGCACGGGGAACCAGCGGGATTTTTTCAAGCTGTTCCATCGTGATTTCATCCATTGGCCCACAGCCCGCCTCTGGCGGCGGATTTGTTGCCCAGATAATATTTCTTTCGGCGGTGTAGTCGAATAGCAAAATATTCATTACCATCCAGAACGTGGTGTCTGAAAAATCAATCATACTTTCCATTGGTCAGCCCTCACAAGGATTGTGTTTTCTTCTTTCAGCCAGTCTTTGATGCAATGGAAGCAACGCCCCCGGTTCTGGCATCGCTCTGGGTCGCGGTGCTTGATAAGGTCACAGATTCCCGGTGTCAGGTTTTCGGTAATATCTTCGTCCGTCATGGAACGGATGAAGTCGCCGTTATTTATTTTCCATTTCTCCCGCTCTTGTTGCGCTTTCCGCCGCCGGTCCGCTTCTCTTCCGGCTGGAATCAGGTTCAACTTGATGATTGGCTGCGGCTGATCCGAACGGTTCAGCGGTTTATCGAACGCTACATTCATCCGGTCGCCCTCCGGCTTGTCATGCCATGCCAGGGCGTGGCGAATAACAAGCCATACCTGTTCTGCCCGGTACGGCGCCTTCATTACGTCTGAGGTCTGGGCGGGGAGAACGCATCTGCTGTACAGCCGTTCCATTTCTAGCAGCATGGTATTTCTGCGGTCTATCGCAACATTAAAAGCGTTTTTACGCTGTTCCTCGCTCTGAAACGCATTGCTTTCCGCGTCCGAGTAGAATTTTGCAAAGCACAAGTCTTCTGCCAGATCCCAGAACTGTCCCATGTGCAGCCGCAGATACCACTCGCAGGCAGTCTGCACAGCCTCGGCCACCGGGCGGCTCATGGTCAGCGTGATGGTCTCGATTTCGGTAGGTGCGTCATTCTCCTTCGCCATAGTGCGGCTCCTTTGCTCCCGGCCAATGGCGGCGCTGGCTGCGGTCAAACTTCCGGGCCATTGCTGCCACCTGGATGGCTTCCACAGCCAGGGCAACCGCCCGGTCATACACGCCCTTCGTGGAGATCTGCGGATTGTTGGAGTAAACGCCCATCCACATCGCGTTCAGTTCCCGGCGCAGAGCATCCATTTCCCGTGCAGCTTCCACGGCTTCTTCCTGGATCACAGCCACGCCCTCATGGTTACTTGCAAACATCCGAAACTTCCTGTTTGCTGCGGCCAGTTCAATTTTGACCAGCCGCTTCACATCATTCTTCACAGCGTCCATGTTATTCCTCCACAAAAACCACGTTAGCCCAGCTCGTTTTATACTTTTTCCCGTTGACCTTTACCGAAATAACCGGCCAGTCGCAAGACCAGGAGCCGCCTTCGTATGCGCCTTTGTCCAGCAACGTGCCATCCGGTGAATAGACATACACCGTCCTGGCCGGATATTCGTCTATCCCCATAGCTTTGTCAGCTTCGCATCCCGCCAGTGCTCCGCACAGTGCGGTGGCGCAGATTGTCAGCGCCAGTGCTTTCAGGGTCTTACGCATTTTCTTCGTCCTCCCGCTTGCTCAAATCCTCAACGTCCGCAACGTCCGCCGTTTTTGCCACCATATCGGCAAGTCCACGCAGTTCGGATTTTGCCAGCGGTTCCATCTTCACCGGGAGCACAGCGCCGCGCACCACCATGCCATCTTTGATAACATAGTAGCGGCCACCACTCGCCATCTTCCGTAGGCAGTATTTTAAATATCCGCTCTTGCGGATTTCATCCGCCACCGGCAGGATCTGCTTTGCATCCACAAAACCTACCGTCCTGTGGTTCAGATCAATCATCGGGATCAGATCGTTCCCACAGTACCGGATGCTGATTCTGCCGGTCACGCAGTCCACCTCACCGTCTGCCGTGTCATCCAGATTCATGCCATCAAAGCGCAGAGCGTCATCCGTACATTCAGCGCCGAACTGGATATCCGCCCACTCGCTCTTGCTGATGCCCAGAAGTGTTGCCAACTCGCTTTCGTTCTGTGCCTTCGGGAATCCGGTCAACGGAAAGATTGCCGTTTTCGTGCCGATGTACAGCTCGCATCCGGTGTCGCCGCGAAAGAGTGCCTTATAGAGTTTGCAATACTCGTCAGCCTTGATAAGTTTTGCGATTGCCGTCAGTTTCATTTGTAACTCCCTTCATTTTCGATTACCTGAACCTCAAACGTCTTGTACTCTCGGTAGTGATTCTCTGCCATCTTTTTTGCCTTTTCAACGGCCAGCTCTGCGCTGGTTGCTGTGAGCCTATAAGGTAGCCACGCTGGCATACCGCTTTCGCCGGTTGCTTTCAGCAGGATATAATACCTTTGCATTGGTGCGTCCTCCTTCCGATTTTGGGCAATCCCGGAGTTGAACCGGGTGCGGGCCTGTTCCCATGCTCACAAAAAAGACCGCCGCGGCGGGCGGCCTTTATAGTGGAGTTCGCTATTCTGTTTTTAGAATCTCTTCTGCCTCCGCCTTGTGCTTCAGCACGCTATCCCTGCAAGCCGTGCCCTCGTCCCGGATCTTTCCCAGCGGGCACTTTGCGCACGGCAGGAAGTTCTGCCGCATCTTTTTGCAGAGAACGTTCCTTGCCGCCAGAATTTCCTTCCTCATCATACGAACAGATACAGCCAGCAGCATTTAATCAGCGCAGCGGGCACAAAGAAGATCAGTGCCGCCCACAGCGCAGCAGCAGCCCGCAGCATCAAAAGCCCCAGCGTCTTTGCAAATCCATCCATGTTCTTTCCTCCTGTTATTCCAGTTCATCGCCCCACGCATCCCATCCGGGTGCGTGTTGGCAGGTATACAATTCAATGCCGGCTTTCCTCGTGCAAATCATCCATGTCGCTTGCGTAATATTCTGTGATTTTGCATTCCAACCGTCTTACTGTACTTTGTAGCCATTCTTTTTGTTTCTGTGAATCACACAACCTACGAAAATAAACCTGCTCGCTCACGGAAATTATCATGCTTGCCACAACCTCCCCCTTTCTCATGTAAACAAATACTTCCCCTGTCTCTTTCGATCTCCAGTAATGCGTTTGAAAGCCTATTTTTCTATACTGCTTTATAATATCTTTCAGAGTTTTATTAAAGTCATTCATCCGTTTGCCTCTTGGATAACCCACACTCTGTGCTGGCCGTAGCCATCCCAGTTCAGCGCATCCTTATGGCTGCCAGAAACGGCAACGTCCAGGTGCTTCCCCTTGACGCTGGCGCCGGTATCCTGAACGATTCTCACGCCCACATCCTCAATGTAGAGGACGGTCCCGAACGGAAAAACGTCCGGGTCTGCCGCCACCGTCACGCCTCCTTCAACCGGCGCGCCGCTGGCGGTAATTCCCGTTCCAGTTCCACAGATGTGCTCCCGCTTTTCGGTGCAGTATGCCGTGCAGAGGAAGTCTCCGGCATCCTCTACCAGTAGCTTTCCATCCAACCGGTCCCGCGCTTTCAGCGAATCCCGCAGGGTATCTGCATACCCTGCAATTTCTTTCGACACGCCCTCCCAGTCCTCGTATCTGGACTTGTAGATGTCTCGCTGGCATTCCAGATCGTTGATTCTGTGGTAAAGCACGTTCGTCTGTACGCCAGCGATCAGGACTACCACCAGAGCGATTTTCCCTACATCAATTTTCATATCCATTCCTTTCCGGGAAGTGCTTCTTTGTGACGGCGATTGGAAATTCTTCGATTTCCGATGCCCACCGGGCAGTTCCAGTTCCATATGTAGTCTCCCATACCAGCGGGAATCCGCCGATGCCATCAAAAAGGCTTCCCAACTTTGCGCCATCTCCCATGTATGATTTCATCTTCTGTGCGATCCAGAACCACTGCGGCAATGCGATGCTGTTTCCCAGTGCCTTGTATCGTGGGCTATCCGCAGGCTTGTGCTTTTTGCCCTTGGTATCCACCCACTCTCCGATATCTGTCCAGCCGTCCGGGTAGCCTTGCAGGCGTTCACACTCTGTCGGTGTCAGCCTGCGAACGATCCATCTTGTTCTTTGCCCGGCAAGCACTGCCTGCTGGTTCCCACCGGCTGTTCCTCTGGACGGGAGTGCAGGAAATGCACCATCTTCGCCGTATACCCGCCGCGCCTGCGTGTCCCATGGATTCAGGCAGCCGGAGTATTCGATTACCACGGCCTGCGCATCGTGCATGGTGTCCAGCGTCCCGGATTTCTCCTTGCTGGCATAGGCATGAGCCTGTCCGTTTCCGATTCCGTAGCTTGTGACCTGTCCCGGCACGGCTACGAGTGGCGTATTTCCCCCACCTGTTCCCCAACGGTCGTAGCCCGTTGGGGAACAGGTGGGGGCTTCCTTGTACCGTGCGTCCTGCGCATGGTTTTCAAAAACAACAGGCCTGTCCGCCGGGTTGTCCGTAATCATCGGAATATACCCGCCGCCCATGCCCATGCTCGCCGGAAGCGTTGGGCAAATTCCAGTTTGCGTAGCCGTTGCATGAACTTGGTTGCTCTCTAAGACTACTGGTTGAAAATTTTCTCCACTTTCAGCCGCATAAGCAACGGCATGGTGGTCAACTGTATTCAGCGTATAACTTACGTTTTCTGCTACTCCGGCCCCGTTCATTTTTGTGCTTCCAAGCCGGTCCGCAACATTTCCTTGGATGCAGTAGCAAACTCCATGCTCATGTGTGGCTTGCAATGTATATGCCGGGTCGCCGCTTTCTCCCACGCCAAGCCCTGTGCGTTCTCCAAGTGATTTATATCTGGTGGCAATCTGGGTGTTTATCGGAATCACTTCTCCCGCCATCGAATCATTTCCAGAAGGGCAGTTTCCAGCAAATCCGGTAGCTTCTTCCCGCGTCTGGACGCTCTCGTCAAAATGCCCCTGCAAGCCCTCGCGCTCAAAAAGTATTTCTCCGGCGCGTTGACCTCCAAAATCTGCGACAAGAGCGATTCTTTTGCGGCGCTGTGGGGTCCCCATGCGGAGCACACTTCTTGTACGGCCGTCATAGATGGTTTTTCCCCAGTATTGAGCGTCAAGCTGTCGCCAAGCCAAGGACCATCCATTTCCGGCAATTGCTCCGGCTTTGCTCCATCTGCCCCCCCTCGGAGGTCTAGGAATTGAAGCGTCTGGTTGTTCCACGCGGGCAAGTTCTTCCAGCACGGCGCGGAAGTCCTCTCCGTTGTTGCTGGAAAAGACACCGGGTACGTTTTCCCAAATAGCGAAAGTTGGATACAGTCCATTTGTGCTTGACCTCATTTCCTTTATGATCCGAACCGCCTCCATGAAAAGTCCAGATCGTTCTCCCGCAAGTCCCGCCCTGCGCCCAGCAATGGACAAATCTTGACAGGGGCTTCCGAATGTGATGCAGTCCACCGGCTCCACTTTATCGCCGTGGATCTTCGTTATGTCGCCCAGATGAATCATATTGACCTCTTTTCTTTTTGCACGGACGGCCAGCATCGAACTGGCTCACCTGTTCATGGGGGATTATCAGAAGCAGGTGCATCCTCTATGCGTCCGCATATCAAACCCGCCCGGTAAAGAGAGCACCGGGCGGGGCGGCCACGGCAATGGCCTACCGCTTTTGTTTCTGGGCGGATTGAACAGGGCACTTCTGCGCTCATGCTGCGGCGCACCCGTGACCGCTGACTTTCATGCGGGGGCGGCTTTTACAGGGTGGCAGCACGGTCTTGCACCGGCTTGACCAGGGGAGTTACCTTGCTGTACAGCACCATCCTGCTATGTTAGCTTCCGGCTGGTTTCGTACCTGCCAACTTTCATGAAAGTCCTTTGCGCAGGCGGGGTCCGGCCTCGCTTACAGCACCCCATGCCTAAAAGGGTGCCCTGCGCCATATAAAAAGCAGCCCCGCTTCTGCGGTGCAGGGCTGCTTATCTTACGCCAGAGAAGAACTATGCTTTGTATCAGCAGCATTGTTTTTCTCGTAGTACTTGCACTCCACGTTGTAACCGCTGCAAGGCGCGCACCGGGCAGCGGTGATCTTGAACGTGTGCTTGCACTGTTCATTTTTCTTTGTGCCCTTGTGCGGGGCAGCGTTGGTATGTGTGCTTCTTGCCAAACTGTGAATCTTCCTTGCTTTATACAAATAGGTGTTCCGTCCAAGTGGGGTAGGATTGCGGCGTTTGTCCTGCGAAATCTCCCAGCGCTCTGGCGGATTGAAGTTTTTCCGCAGCTTCATCCAACTTCCGAAGCAGTGGAATTCGCTTTCCCATGTTCCGAATGTTTCATCCATCCACTTGAACATTTCTTTTACTGTTTCCGGCAGCTCAAATTTTCCATCGCATAGAGGTCCATCTGTTTTCTCAACATCCGGCATACTTGCTGGCAGTTCTATTCGCTCGCCATTCGGAAGGTCACAGTAGGCGGTGTACCCGCTCACTTTTCTACCTCCATGATGTGCGTGGCGATCATGTCAGCCATGTGCAGGCACAGGGCTTCCGGGCACCGGTCATACACTTTGCTAAGAGTGTTCCAGTCCCGCTCACCGGTATAGGCACCCATGTGCCACCGGATAGCGAGAATTTCTTTGCCCGTCAGGTGAATCCATTGCTGGATGCGGATGACGGATTCTTCGCCGTGGCCCAGCAGTTCAGCATCTTCATACCGATAGCTGCCATCCGGCTTCTTGATGTACTTTCCGGCCTTGCAAACGTCATGGAGCAGCGCAGCGGTCAGAACTGCGTTTGTATCGCACGCTGCAAACTGCGGCATTTTCTCGCACAGTTCCAGTGCAGTTCTCGCCACGTTGAGCGAGTGCAGCACAAGGCCGCCAGGAACATTCAGATGATGCTTCGCACTGGCAGGGCAGTTGTAAAAGTCCAGTTCTTCCAGTACGATCATCAGAGCCGCACCGCCGGGCCTGTCCTTGATGGCCTGCACCAGAAGCCGCTTGTACTCTTCTTTCAGGAGTGCCTTGTCCATGGTCGTTCTCCTTTATGCTTCCTGCATAGTGTTCTGGGCGGCATCAGCGGCCGCGCTCTTGTCGGCGGCCGCATTGTCCGCTTCCTTGTCTTTCCATGCCTCTTCCAGCGCCAGCGGGAGGGCAACGGTAATATCCGTCAGCCGCTTCTTTGCCGCTTCCCAGCTGTCCATGCCCAGCGCGATGGTCTGTGCCAGTACGCTGATTGCCAGGTTCTGCAGGGTGGTGATGTCGCCGTTCAGGCACATATCCACATGGCCCTCATTGTTCAGCAGCGCTTCGATTTTCGCCTTGTAATCTTCGTCCATGTTGTTTGTCCTTTCTGTACCGTGTGAATGTTCGGTCGATGGTGGTACATCCCGGAATCGAACCGGGCAGCAGGGGTGAAAAGTCCCTGCCTGCACCAAGCTTCACCATGTTAAAGGAGCGGTGTCGTACAACTGAACCGCTCCTGCCCTGCGGGCCGCCCCGCTGTGTTCTTTCTGCCCCCAGCAGGTAAGGCCCCAGCCTTGCGGTAGCCGGGCGGTCTGTCTGCGCCCCAGATAAACCGCATGGTGGGCGGGTAGGTCTGCCCATGCCTTCCGGTTCTGTTAGTCCCAGCGCCGGATCTCGTTGTTCCAGTCGTAAGCCTTGTTGACCAGAATGTCCAGCAGCGCCGGCACTGCCCATGCAACAGCAATGAGATCCGGGTCATAATTGATTTTTGTCAGCCAGCAAACGCCCCAGATCACGGTTGAAAAAATGCCATACAGAATACCGAACACCAGCAGGCTTTCCCCCAGGTGCAGTGTATCGCGGCGGAACTGCCGCCAGTTAAATGCCTTGTTGAAATTTCTAATCGCCTTGTGAATTTTTTCAAACACCATTTTGTCCTCTCTTTGCATTTAGCCTTTCCTGTAGTACAATGAGCACGGAAAGGAGGTGATTTCTTTGAAGCGTTCTGAATATAACCAGATTGTCCTTGCCATTGTCGAAAAGACAGAATCCGAATTGAACAAAGGAGTAAAGGAAGCATACCGATCCGGCGGTCAAAGTTCCGCCCTTGCCTATCTCGCAACTTCGATTCCTGACACCGTTGCTCACATGGTTTCCGACATTCTCAAGCAAAGTGGGGTTCTTCATTTTGAGGATGATGGCTCTCCAGATAGTGAGTAAATTCTCGCATCTGCTCTTCTGACAGCGCTTCCTTATTGGGGACGTTGAACGGTTGCGGCCTTTGCAGTTCCAGCGCAAAGACCGCAATTTCTTTTGCCTCGCCAGTGATTTCAATTTTCATTTTTCGTTTCGCCTCCCTCCATGTGAAACAGGCTGGTTTGACTTGTATACTCTGCAAATCGTTCTTCTTCCAGTTGGAAATAGAATGGGTTAATTTCAAACCCGATAAAATCAAGTTCCGCCTCATAAGCCGCTATGCGGCTGCTTCCGCTTCCAAGGTGAGTATCGAGAATCTTCTGTCCCGGCTCTGCATAGTTCTTGAAGATCCAGTCATACAGGGCAACCGGCTTCTGTGTTGGATGGATGCGCTTTTCGTTCAGGCTTTTGTTTCCCTGCATGGTGCCGCCCTCTGCAACGCTCTTGCCCTGCATCATGCCGGACCACATATAGCGAAACAGCCGCGCCGAGGAAAACAAATCGGTCGCGGCAATTTCACAGTCCGAAAAGCTGGAACTTCCGTTGCACTTGTCCCACACAATCCGCCCGGTCGCAAACTTATAATCAAAGTAGTTGCAGCCCCATACGATGTAGTGTCTGGAAACGCGGAACAGTTCTCTGAAATATTCCGGTCCCGGCCTGCTCTATGTCGGTGAAATGGGATAACCACGGTGCACGCCTATCTTGCTGACCTTGGAGCCGTAAAAGCCGTGGCGTTCCGGACCAGAGAAGTACGGCGGATCTACAACCGCCAAGTCGAAGTAATCATCCGGGAACAGTTCCATTGCCGGTACGCAGTCCACGTTGTAGCAGTGGTTCAGCTTAAATACTTCTCCCAT